CAACGAATTCTTGTATATCTGTTTAGTATTATGTGAAGGTGATGTTCACTCGATCACTAACATCCACCTAGATGATATTCCAATTACTGATTCTCGCTACAGTGGCTTATATACCGTCAATGTTCACACTGGCGCAGATGATCAGCCTTACGATAACTTGCTGACAGGCGCTAATGCTGGCTGGACTTCTGCTCATAGATTGAGGGGTGTGGCCTACATAGCTATAAAGCTAAAATGGGATGCCGATGTGTTTTCAGGCGTGCCTGAAATTACTGCGCTAGTTAATGGCCGTAAGGTATACGATCCACGCAAAGACAGTACATCAGCAGGGTATGATTCTAGTTTAGGCGTGTCTAGTCAACGGTTCGCTACCCCCTCAACATGGACATTCTCTGAAAATCCATCGCTTTGTATAAGAGACTACTTATCTAATGAAAGGTTTGGTAAAGGATTATCTGGCGCAAAATTAGATGATGTTGCGTTTGGTGCTGCTGCAACTGATTGCGACACCAGCGTCACTTTCTACAATGGCGGTACAGTGGGCAAGATATTCCAGACAAATGCTGTATTACAAACTGATGATACTTTGTTTGATAACATCCAAAAAATGCTTATGGGCTGTCGTGGATTCTTGCCTTACAATCAAGGCGTTTACAGCCTGAAGATTGATAAGTCAGCCAGCAGTGTTTATGCCTTTACGACAGATAATCTTATTGGTGGCATATCAATAACAGGTGAGTCTAAAGAAAATAAGTTCAACAGAGTTAATGTTAAGTTTGCTAACCCTGAACTTGATTATCAGCCTGATACAGCAACATGGCCTGACGCTGGTTCTAGTGAGGAAACCGCTTATCTTGCCGAAGATAATGGGACGCTGTTAGTTAGCGACATGGATTTGCCGACTTGTACTAATTATTATGTTGCAAGAGATTTGGCAAGAGTTATATTAAGGCGATCAAGAAATGCATTAAGAGCATCTATCCAAGCCACTAGCGAGGCATTACAGCTATCGGTAGGCGATGTTGTTACGGTTAATCATCCAACACCTAACTGGGGTAATAAGCCCTTTCAGGTTGAGGAGATAACTCTAAACTACGATGGAACTTGTAATTTAACCTTACTTGAATATGATTCAACCATTTATACCTACGATACATCAGCCGTACAAAATACTTATCCTGATACTAACTTACCCGATCCGTTTACCGTTGGCACTCCAGGCTCATTAAGTTTAACCGCAACAACAAGCGTTGCGTTAGATGGAACAATTGTCCCTCAAGTCACTATGTCATGGGGAGCAAGTACCGATTCGTTTGTTACGCAATATGACGTTCAATTCAGCACCGTTAGCCAAAGCAATGAATCCTCGTTTACGTCGATCATTACCGACAATTTAAACTATGTTATAGCGCCCATTGTATCTGGAGCAACTTACTATACAAGAGTAAGATCAATTAATTCACTTGGCGTTAAAAGTGCATTTGTAACGGCTAACATAGGGTCTGTTGGTGATACAACGGCTCCAGCATTGCCGACAAGTTTAGGCGTTACCGCTGGCTATAAAGCAATTAATTTAAAATGGACTAATCCATCAGATAAAGACTTCTCTAATGTTGAAGTGTCTAGGAAAAAAACTTCTGGGGGAACTTACGCTATTGTCGCAACTGTAGGTGGTGGTTGGGGCAAAAAAGCGGAGTTTTTAAATGGCGGTCTTGATGATGATTCTATTTATTTTTATAAACTTAGATCAGTAGATTTTAGCGGAAACAAAACAGTTGATAGCAGTAACAACCCATTATTTACGAGCGAAATAAGTGCAACCACTAACGCAGCAGCAATTAATGGCACTCCAGGCCAATCTACTTTTACGGCAACCGTATTTTTAAGAGCGTCAAGTCAGCCATCAACGCCATCAGGCGGTAGCTTTAACTTTGGAACAAATACTTTAACTGCGCCAGGATCATGGTCAATTACTGTTCCCAGTGGCACAACTCCTGTGTATCAGGCTAATTATCAATTTTCTATATCTGGCGATACTGGGACTGTTACCGCAGGAAACTGGTCAACACCCGTAATACTTGCAGAGAATGGCGATGATGGCACTAATGGGTTAAGTACGTTTGTCTTTCCCGTTTACAAGAGAGCGTCTAGCACTCCTAGCACCCCCTCTGGCGGCTCATATAATTTTGGCACTAATGCAATAACAGCACCAAGCGGTTGGTCTGCGTCAGTTCCATCGGGTACCGATCCTATCTATGTATCAACGACTACAGCGCAAATTACAGGTAATACAGGCACCGACTCTTCTTTGACTTGGACATCGCCTATTTTGTTTGTACAAAACGGAACAAATGGGCAAAGTATTACAGGTGCGGCTGGCCCACGAAACGCGGCTGGTTATGTTTATTATTCTGTTTCACAGGCGAGTGAGCCAAGTTCCCCGTCTGCCACCTCCTATAACTTTAGTACGGGTGCTTTTAGTGGTTTAACAACTAACTGGTCAAGAACACCACCTAATGTAACAGGCGGTGATGCTCATTATTGGGCCACCAGCTATTACATTACCGAAGCAACCTTGGGCGGCACGCAAACATTAACATTTGCCAGCCCATTTTCATCAGTGCAATTTGATGGCCTTGTAACGTTTACTAATTTAAATACTGAATTAGCTGATGCCTCTGGAGACATAACAACGATTAATGGTGGTTTGTTAAAGACAGGAACTATTGATGTGGCGCAAGTCAACATATCAGGCACTACACAAAGCGGTTTTAATATGCAATCCAGCGCAAGTTCCTCAACTTCAAGAATGGTCATTACAAATAATACAATTCAAATATTTGAAGGTTCTCAACTAAGAGTAAAACTAGGGAACTTGAGTTAATGGCTTACGGATTTGAGGTGTATGCCGCCAACGGCACAAAGATAATAGACCTTGCTGACCGCGTTTCAAGATCAGTTGCCAGCGGTACAACGCCAACGATTACCAGTGGTAGTTATTATGATGTGTCTATTACTGATATGACTAACGCTGATGATTGGGCGGTCTTTGCCTACGCTAATACTCCACCTAATAGCTTAAATGCTAAAAATGTTGATTGCACTCGCAATACGGGGTATTTCCGAGTATCTCAAAGCATGGGAGTCAGTAGTTCTTTTGATTACATCGTTATCAGGACAGGCTAATGGGTTATGGAATACAAATTTACAACAGTAGTGGTCGCACCGTTTTAGACACTGATCGCGCAGAATCATTGTTATACGCTACATCAAATAACACCGCAGTTGGAAATACTGATTTTCCCGTTACAGGCTGGTCTGGGAGTAATTTAATTATTGCTCGACCTGCCTCCTCTGCTACTGGCACTCAGGGTTATGGCGGCTTTGCAAAATTAGGCCGAAGGTTATACGACAACAAATGGGGTCGAGGATTAACGGCTTTCCCTAATAACAATAACGGCAATGGCGGTGGTTATGTTGTATGGCGTGAACTTAAAGCGCAATCAGTCTCAAGCTTAACTCCTGCTAACTTTGGTATGGTTGTGTATGACGGAACAGGCACCGCTTCATCGGACATTCTATTTTCTGCTACCGATCTTGATGTTACTGCAAAAGTTGTTGCAACAGGCAAGTTTAACGGCACAGCAGGATCAAATAGCGCAGAAGGGTATTATCAAGAATTTACAATGGATAGTTCTTTAGATAAAGGCCGTTATTACGTTCTTGTAAGTAATACGGCTTCTGTTTATATATCAGGAAGCAGCCCAGGAACTAGTTCAAGGTTTAATTTTAATTATCAGTTTAATTATTCTGCTGGCACGATAAGAATGCTAAATTATTATGCAATAGGAAGCACTAGAGCAGCGATGTCAAGCAGTATGGATTGGGCTATTCTTTACGTTCTTAATGGCGGTTCTGTAGACGACAATTTTTCATAGATCAAGATTGCCACTAGATTAAGGAGGGCTTTATGGCTCATAGGTTTGCATTTGTAAATGGCGAAGGAAATATTCACGGCATTGTATCTCCAGGGAATGATGATCAATACGTTCATTTACAAAGTTATCAGCCTAGCGGAGATACAGCAGTTATCGTTCCTAATGACTTGAGTGATGATGTGCTAATGGTAACAGGATGGTATGACCTTGATACTAATCAATGGAAAACAAGAGCAGCTTGTCCCTCGCTTTATCATATTTGGAAGAATAAAGAATGGAGCGTTGATGTCAATTCCTTGTTTGCTGAAATTAGATCATTAAGAAACCAAAAATTAGCTGACTGTGATTATACGCAAATGTCAGACAGTCCTTTGTCTTTATCCGATAAATCTTTATGGGCTACTTACAGACAAGCATTGAGAGATGTTCCATCTGATTATTCTAACGCCACTTCTTTAGACGATATTACATGGCCTACAAAGCCTGGAGCATAAAATGAGCGATATTTACACCCTTGTCAAAAATGACACTGCACCTCAGATCAAAGCAACAATAACAAGAGAAGATGATGGCTCTGTTGTTGATTTTGAAAACGGAACGTGCAAACTCAAGTTTAGGAAAAAAGATACAACGACGATCTTGTTTACATTGCTTGCTGCTGATGTCGGAGACAATTTTAAAGAAGGCGCTGCTATATTTTCGTTTTCTGGCACGCAACTAGATGTTGATGCTGGTTTCTATCAGGGCGAGATCGAGGTGACATACGCAAGCGGTGTTGTTGAGACGCTTTATGAAATATTAGAGTTTTATGTCAGGGATGATTTTTAATGCTTAAAGCCATTATTGCGTATAAAAAAGCTATTGCTAATATAGACTTTAAAAAGATTGTTGCTGAACTTAAATTTGGTGATTTTCTTATCTTTAGGTTTTTCTCTGATGCTTTAGGTTTGTCTGACAGTGAATCTAAAAACATTGGCAAATCTTTAAGCGATAATTCAGGTGTTACTGATTCTGCTGCGACAGGGCTTAATAAAGCCGCTAATGACTTTTCTAGCACCTCTGACGCTACTTCCTTAGACGTAGGCACATCTTTAATAGATTCAGGTGCAACGTCTGATGCAATTGATACCTTTGCAATAGGAAAAGGACTTAGTGATAGTCCAAGTACAAGCGATGTAACTGCATTTGCGTTTGGCACAACAAGGGCTGATACGTTTTCAGTATCTGAATTAATTAGCAATGCACCTAATAAAGTATTAGCAGACTCATCCGCCACTTCCGATGTTAAAACTCTGTCGTTAAGTAAGGCATTAGCTGACTTCTATGCGGTTGCTGACTCCCAAACAGCGTTGTTTACAAAAAGTAATTCTGACAGTTCTGCATTTAGTGATACAGAAAGGAAGGATTTTTACAAAGTTATTAGTGAAACTGCTGGCGTTACCGATGATTTAGACGGTGAAGCTACTGCGGATGACGATCAGGACATGACATTTGTAAAAGTACGCTCTAATTTAGCAACGATTACAGATGTAATAAGTATTGTTAAAAATACTTTATTTAGCGATACATCAGCTTTAACAGATTCAGGTTCGGTAAGAAATCAAGGCTACTGTGATTTTAGTTATTTTGAAGCTGATTATGTCGGAGATAGTAGAACCTTTTAACCCTTAACCTTTACACAAGCCGCCAATTAGGGCGGTTTTTTTTGGAGATTGAAAAATGATTAATGATAATTTAAAACTACGCGGTGATGTTGCTCTTGTTCTTAAAGACAAGGACGGAAACATTAAAGACAGCCGTGAAATAAACAACCTTGTTGTCAGCGCTGGATTAACGTTTATTTGCTCACGCATGGCTGGAACTTCTGCTGGCGTAATGTCTCACATGGCTCTTGGTTCAAGTACAACTGCCGCGTCCGCAGGGCAGACTGATCTAGTGTCAATTTTAGGCTCTAGGGAAGCGTTAGACAGCAGTACAGCTTCAAGCAATACCATTGTTTATGTTTCATCATTTGAGGCAGGAGAGGGTACTGGAGCAGTTACAGAGGCTGGCGTATTTAATGCTGCATCTTCTGGCACTATGCTATGTCGTACCGTATTCCCAGTAGTAAACAAGCAAGCTGACGATACTATGTCTGTCACTTGGACAATTACTCTGTCTGCATCCTAAGTTTAAAGCCCTTTTCGCCCCTTAATTGGGGCTTTTTTATATCTAATTTTCGGAGAACATAATGGCAACAATTACCACTAGATCAGGAAAGGGCAGCCCTTTAACTAATAACGAAGTAGATGCAAACTTCACCAATCTTAATACCGATAAGGCCGAACTATCTGGTGCGGCTTTTACTGGCGCGATAACCACCAACAGCACTTTTGATGGTCGTGATGTTGCTACTGATGGCACTAA